TTGAGATGCCAAGGATGAAGTTCAACATCCTATGGTCAAACATCTCTGTTCTGTTCCCTGCACTCTACGGACGCATGGCAAAGCCAGAAGTCTCCCGTAGGTTCATGGACTCTGACCCAGTAGGTCGATTAGCCTCCACCATGCTAGAGCGCGTGGTCGAGTACGAAGTAACGCAATTTAACGACTTTGACTCCGCAATGCGTGGGGTGGTGGAAGACCGCCTATTGCCTGGTCGCGGTACAGCGTGGGTACGCTATGAGCCAATCATTGTTGGACAAGAAGCCCCAGAGACCTCAGTTCCTAAGTTGGAACAAGATGAGGGCGCAGAGATCACCAACACAGAGGAAATTGAGCGCGTAGATTCAGCGCACAGCCCTGTGGATTATGTTTATTGGACAGACTTTCTCCATTCACCCGCCCGAACATGGGACGAGGTATGGTGGGTAAGCCGTTGGGTCTACATGACACCCGAAGAGGGCATTGAGCGTTTTGGTGATGTGTTCAAGAATGTCCCATTGCACGACCAGAATGACGATATAGATGCTAAAAACCCAATGACCGCGAAAGCGACCTATGGGAAGAAGGCTAAAGTCGCTGAAATATGGAACAAACGCACTAAAAAGGTCTGTTGGGTTGCCAAGGGATACCCCCAAGCACTAGACGAGCGTGATGACCCTCTCGAATTAGAAGGGTTTTTCCCTTGTCCAAAGCCGTTATTGGCCACAACAACCAACGGGTCGATGATTCCAGTACCAGATTACTGCGAATATGAAGACCAAGCCCAAGAATTAGACAACCTGACACAGCGCATTTATTTGCTTGTGAAGGCTTGCAAGGCGGTCGGTGTGTTTAACGCTGAGTTCAAGGAACTTGGGCGGTTATTCACAGAGGGCGTAGACAACAAACTGTTCCCTGTGACCGCATGGGCAGCCATGAGCGAAAAGGGTGGGCTAAAAGGCGCGATTGATATGCTCGACACGAGCGTCATCATCAAGACCTTACAGCAACTTTATCAATCCCGTGAGGTTGTCAAGCAATCCATCTACGAAATCTGTGGAATATCGGACATTATTCGTGGTGCAAGCAACGCAAACGAAACCCTAGGTGCTCAACAACTTAAAGCCAACTTTGGTAGCCTGAGACTGAGGGCTACTCAGGGCGATGTGGCTAGATTTGCTACTGATTTGTTCCGCATCAAGGCTCAGATTGTCTGTAAGTTCTACCCACCAGAGTTAATTGTTGAGATGTCTGGGGTGATGAACACGCCAGAAGGTCAGAATCCGCAACTGTTGCAAGCTGCGGTGCAGATGCTCTCCAACAGCACGATTCGAGACTTCCACATCCAAGTTGAGGCAGATACCCTAGCCCAGATTGACGAGCAAGCCGACAAACAGAACGCAAATGAGGCAGTCCAAGCGATTGGTCTGTTTTTACGCGATGCTTTGCCAATGGTTCAGCAAGCCCCTGAGATGCTACCAATGGCAAGTGAAATGCTATTGTTCTTGGTACGCAGATACCGCGCTGGTCGAGGTTTGGAGTCAGCGATTGAGCAAGCGATGAAGTCATTACAAGCCAAGGCACAGCAAGCGATAGCCCAACCACCTCAGAATCCTGAGATGATGAAGTTACAGGCTGAACAGCAAGCCGAACAAGGGCGTATGCAAGCCCAAGCGCAGACCGAACAGATGAAGATGCAAGCACAGGCTCAACTTGAACAAGCCAAAGCCCAACTTGATATGCAGATGCAAGAGGCAAAAGCCCAAGCAGATATGCAGTTAGAGCAGATGAAAGAGCAATTTGCCTTACAACTTGCCAACAACGAGTTACAAGTCAAGGCTCGGGAAATGCAAGGCAAAGAGGAATACGAGCGTTGGAAAGCCGAACTGGACGCTGCGACCAAGATCATGGTGGCGAGAATCGGTAGCAACCCTGGCGTTGACTTACCCGTTATTGAGGCAGCTTCCGCACAGATCACCAACGAACTAGGTGGAACGATTATTCAAGCAATGGACAAGATGGCACTCATGCACGACCAAATGGCCAACCTACACGGACAGACCATGCAAAACATTGGCGAGGCGATGCAGAAACTTAACGCGCCTAAGAAGGTTGTGAGGGGTGCTGATGGCTTAGTTATTGGGGTAGAAACAGTATGAGTTTAGTTCTTGCTGATCGGGTCAGGGAGACCACCCAAACAACGGGAACAGGCACGATAACCCTAGATGGCGCGGTACAAGGGTTTCAGTCATTCTCAGTCATTGGCAACAACAACACAACTTATTACACGATCAACCGAGGCTCAGAGTGGGAAGTTGGGATTGGGACTTACTACGGGGGAACGCTATCAAGGGATACAGTTTATGCGTCATCCAATGGTGGGTCTAAGGTCAACTTTAGCGCAGGCTCAAAGGATGTGTTTGTCACATACCCTGCAAGCAAATCGGTCAATGAAGATGCTAATAATCGGGTATTGATTCCTTACACAACTGGCACAACCAATGTTGGCTCTTTGAATGTAGGCAATGCCACAGCACACACAGACTCGGGCGTTATTGCGGGTTTTACTGCTAGTGAGCCGTTATATCTATACACAAGCCTGCAAAACACAAGTTCAGCAAACACCAGTTATGCAAGTTATGCCGTCAATGATGGTGGGCATACCGCTTATGGCGAGTTAGGAATAAATAATTCCAATTACAGTTACTCGGCTGCGGGATACCCCAATAACGGGTTTTCTTTGCCATTGGCAACCTTTGTAGAGTCCTATGGTGGGCCTTTGGTCTTGGGGTCATGGGATAGCCAAAAGATCAGTTTTATTGTGAATGGGGCTGTAAACACCTCAGACGCAATGACAATAGAGACCACAGGCGCGGTAACAATTCCAAGCGTAGCGGTCACAGGTGGCGCAATCAACAACGCAACAATAGGTGCTACAACTGCTTCTACGGGTAAATTCACAACCCTGATAAGCACAGGAACTGCCACTTTAGCCAATGGAAGCACAACTTATGTGCAAGCAATTGGGGATGCAAGTTATCCAGGCGTTTATGCCGCAGGCGGTACTAATACACCTCTTGTTTTACAGCCATTAGGAACTGGTGCGCTACAAGCACAAAAGACAGACTCTAGTGCTACGGGTGGTAATGCTAGGGGTGCTAATGCTGTTGACTGGCAGACTAGTAGAAGTAGTGCATCTCAAGTTGCAAGTGGAACGGGAGCATTTATTGGGGCTGGTACAGGAAATACTGCTTCTGGCCCTTATTCTTCAATTTCAAGCGGTCAAAACTCTACAGCATCAAGTACCTATTCTGTTGCGGCTGGTGGTGGTAATACAGCATCAGGAAACTCATCTAGTGCTTTATCAGGATACGGAAATACTGCTGCTGGTTTTTATAATGTAATTGTTGGTGGATATACAAATTCAGGTACTGCTAATGGAGCGGTTACGACTCAATCAGGAACAATGAACGCTACGACAGCAGTAACGCTGTCTGGTTCAAATGCATCCATAAAAGTAGGTCAATACATTACAGGAACATCAATTGCATCATTTACCTATGTAGCCGCCATATCAGGTACTTCCCTAACCCTATCTCAAAACGCTAGTGGTTCATCTACAAGCACCCTATCTTTCTACACACCTCACGGAGTAGTAGTAGGAGGAGGAAACAACCAAGCCACGGGTTCTTATTCTTTTATCGGTGGTGGTGGAGATGCTGGTACTGCTACGAACAGGAACGTGGCTTCTGGGGATTGGAGTGTTGTTGGTGGTGGTATAAAGAACGTAGCTTCTGGGCTTGGTTCATTTGTTGGCGGCGGCGGTTGGTATGCCGCTGGCGGTAATTCTGGAAACACTGCTAGTGGTATTGGGTCTTTTATTGCTGGAGGCTACCAAAATACTGCAAGTGCAGACTTTTCTTCTGTTGTTGGTATAAACAACAACGTCACAGGTTATGGCGCAACTGCTATTGGCGCAACTAACACCGCAAATGCAAACTTTGCAGTAGCTATTGGTAATAGTACGACAAACAGAAGCATTCAAGGTATGCAGTCAATGTCTGCTGCATATAGTCCACTTGGGTCTCCCGTTGGAGCATCGCAAACATCTATATTGATTCTTGCAAAACAAACAACAGACGCTACTGCAACTGTTTTAACTTCTTCAAGTGGAGCAGCAAGCGGAACAAACCAAGTAATCCTACCCAACAATTCTGCTTATTACTTCCGTGGAGAAGTAGTATCAGGAAAAACAGGGGCGGGTGATACTAAGGGTTGGTCTATTGAAGGTGTTATCAAGCGTGGTGCTGATGCCGCCTCTACAACATTGGTAGGTTCGACAGTAACTTCTTTGTACGCTGATGCTGGTGCGGCAACATGGACTATTGGCTTAACAGCAGATACTACCAATGGTGGTTTAAAAGTAACATTTACAGGGCAAGCGTCAACGACAATAAGAACAGTTTGTCAGTTACGCACAACAGAAATGACATTCTAAGGAGAATACAAGTGGCACTCAAGATTTCAGCAGTAAACCCAACCACGGGTCAAACCACAAGCGAGGCTTATGCCCGTATCACTAACTTCTTTGGTACAAAAGACCAAATCCAAGTGCAAGTGGCTATTCACGCAAGTGCAGATGCCAGAACTGGTAATTTTCAGACCATCAAAGAGAACGCACATTACATTGCTGTGGAAGACCTCAAAGGTGACTTGATTCCAGCAATTTATGGGATTTTGAAGACTTATACAGATTACGCTGGCGCAACGGATATTTAAGGAAAAATATGGGAAATTTAGTATTTCAAGCAACATTAGGCGGTCAAGTTAACTTGGTTGGCCCGAACACAGCTGCAACTTTTAACTTAAATGTGCCTGCCGTAGCGGGAACTTTGATTACATCTGGCGATTCTGCAACTGTGACCAACACCAT